CTACACAGCCCTGAACGTGCGTGATATCGACGGCATATTGCGTCCACAGAGCTCACAAATGCCCAAGGACCCCGCGACAGAGAATGCTGACGTGTTGGATACGATGGAATTGAAAGCATTTGCTGGCCAACAGCATGATGCACACATTGAAGCGCACTTACGCATGGGCATGTCGCCAATGTTGCAAGCGAATCCTATGTCTGCTGCTATCTTGCAGAAACACATCCTACAACACATCCGAATCAAAGCAGAAGAGGACGTGGAAGTAGAATTGTTCCAAGCATACGGCACAGACCCTGATGGCATGGTGTCTATTATCCAGAAAGAGGGTATGATTGCATTGAAGGTAGCGCAATCCATGGCTGACGTTAAGGCAATGCAAGATAAAATCGCTGGTACAGGCGAAGCTCCTGTTGACCCTGTTGTGGAACTCAAGAAACAAGAGTTGGATCAACGTGCTAAGGCTGACGCAGCGGATGCAGCAGCTAAAGAGAAGAGCTTGGCGATCCAACAGCAGAAATTGAAACAAGAAGCGCAAGATGACCAAGCCAGCATTGCATCGCAGGATGCAATTGCAGAGGAACGTGCTGCTATTGCCCGTGAGCGGTTGGCCATTATGGAACAACAGATGTTAGGTCAACAACAGCAAGCTCAAGGAGAAAACAATGGCAGCTAAACAAGGTTTGTACGCAAACATTAATGCTAAGCGTAACCGCATAGAAGAAGGCTCTGGCGAGACGATGAGGAAGCCTGGCACTAAGGGCGCTCCTACTGCAAAGGCGTTTAAGCAATCAGCTAAGACGGCTAAGGTTAAGCCTACTAAGATGAAAAAAGGTGGCGATGCCATGGCGAGCAGCGTCACTTACGTTAAGAAAAAAGACGGCAACCGTCCGGTAAAGATTTGCTAACATGGCAAAGAAGACCGTATCCTTAGCCGTGGGCCGTGGGTGCGAGTTATGTGGAGTTAGTATAAACCATATGCGAAGTGATGCTCGATTTTGCTGTAGAGACCATAAACGTAAAGTTAGCGATAGCAAACGGAACTATGTAGTAGAGTATCAAAAAAACAAAGAAGTACGCAGGCAACAGGCATTAAAGTATTATTATGCTGATCACGAAAAAGCAAAAAAAAATCAGCTAGTACGACAAAAAACTAGATTGCCTCAAACAGCAGCATATGAAGCTGGCCGTAGGGCAATTAAACTACAGCGTACTCCTAGATGGGTTGATTGTGAAGAGATGTGGCTAATAAAGGAAGTATATGCATTAGCCGCACTTAGAACCAAACAGTTTGAGTTTAGTTGGCATGTTGACCATATTGTTCCACTACAAGGGCACTATGTTTCAGGGCTTCATGTTCCTGAAAACCTTCAGGTAATTCCAGGAGTCGATAATATATCAAAATGCAACAAGTATGAGGTGATATAATGGCAGATACTATTAGTAAAACTACAAAAGGAAAAGGGCGTCACTACCTTAGTACTAAAGAAGGTGCAGGAATGACTGCAGCGGGCAGAAAAGCATATAATGCAAAAACAGGCTCTAACTTAAAGGCGCCTGCTCCTAATCCTAAGACAAAGAAAGACGCAGCACGACGTAAGTCCTTCTGCGCAAGGATGTCAGGCATGCCTGGCCCTATGGTCGATGAGAAAGGCCGCCCAACAAGGAAAGCAGCGTCATTAAAACGCTGGAATTGTAAATAGTTTTAAGCCTACAGACGAGGGCTCTTGATCGTCTGCCTTTTACATGGAAGATTGAACCATGCTTGAATATGCAGAAAGACTTCTTAAGGAAGTTAGAAAGTTACAGTCGGACTCCGAAGGCATTGTGCTGAACGGAACCATTGCTAACATGGAGCGTTATCGCTTTATGATGGGGCGTCTAGAAGGCTTAAAACTCGTTGAGGACATGATCAAGGAATCCTTGAATGCAAGTCCTGATGACTTAGATTTTTAACCGTGGAGACCCTTATGGCAGAAGAAGAAACAAAGAACCTAACAGCGCTAGAAAAGAAGTGGCTAGAGAAAGAGCAGAATAAACAGCCGTCTATTGACGACGCCTACGACGCTCAAGGCCAGTTCGACCCATCACTGATACCTGAGGAGGCCATAAGCCGTATTCCTCGTCCTACAGGATGGCGTGTAGCAATCTTGCCTTATCGTGGCGCAGAACGCACGAAAAGCGGCATTGTGATAGCAGAAGAAACTCAGAAACGTACGCAGCTGGCTACCAATTGTGGCTACGTATTAAGCTTGGGTGATTTAGCCTACAAAGACGAATCCAAATTCCCATTCGGCGCATGGTGCAAAGAAGGCGACTGGATTATCTTTGGCAGGTACGCAGGTTCACGTATTTCTATCGATGGTGGTGAAATCCGTTTTTTAAACGATGATGAAATCTTGGGCATTGTAAATTCCCCTGAAGACATCTTGCATATGTAAGGAGTAGAAAGTTATGGCTGAAGAATTAGACTTTAAGGTGGGAGAAGAAGACGAAACTCCTGCTACCGTCGAGATTGATGGCGACGGTGGTTCGGAACTCGTTGAGAATGAAGCGTCGGCAGCGCCTATTGTAGAGACGGAAACGACTCAAACACAGGGCGAAGAGCTTGACGTATACAGCGACAAGGTAAAGAAACGTATTGACAAGCTTACAGCGCGTCTACGTGAGACAGAACGTCGCGAGCAAGCCGCTTTGGAATACGCTAAAAGCGTACAGCAAAAAGCACAAGCTTACGAACAACAAGCGTATCAATCTGACAATGCCCGCTTAGGCGAAGCAAAGAGCCGTATTGAAACGCAATCTGTAGCGTTAAAACAAATCATCCGCAAGGCACGTGAAGAAGGCGACTACGATACTGAGATAGAAGCCCAAGAGCGTTTGACTGAGATTCAGATGGAGCAACGCAGTCTTTCTGAACTAGCGTCTCGTCGTCAAGCTGCACAAGAGCAAGCCCAACAGCCTGCTCAGCAACAAGTGCAACAACCTGTTCAGCAACAGCGTCCTACCTATGACCCTAAAGCAGAAGCGTGGGCCGAGGAGAACGAATGGTATGGCAAGAACGTTGCAATGACACACGCAGCTCAAGGCATACATAAACAGCTAGTTTTAGCAGAAAGATTTGACCCAAACTCAGATGAGTATTATGATGAGCTAAATAACAGACTGCGTGAAGCTTTTCCAACGCAGTTTGGCCAAAAAACCAGGACCAATCGACCCGTGCAAACGGTTGCGCCTGCTTCCAGATCATCTGGAGTAAACAATGCACGCCGCACTGTTCGGTTATCACCGAGCCAAGTTGCGATCGCTAAAAAATTGGGTGTTCCGTTAGAAGAATACGCCAAATACGTTAAGGAGTAATAAAATGAGTCAAGATACCAATGTGCCAAAACTTAATCGCAGTGCCCGTGAGACCGATTCTCGCGAAACTACTGCGCGTCGCAAATCTTGGGCCCCTCCTTCACGATTGGATGCGCCTCCTGCGCCTCCTGGATACAAGCACCGTTGGATACGTGCAGAGTCTGGTGGACAAGAAGACCGTATTAACGTCACGGGTAAATTACGTGAAGGTTATGAATTAGTACGTTCTGATGAGTACCCAGAGTTCAGCAGTCCTTCAGTAGACGATGGCCGACATGCTGGTGTTATCAGCGTGGGAGGTCTTATGCTTGCACGAATCCCAGAGGAGACAGCAGCAGAACGCCGTGCGTATTATGAATCACGCACCCATGATCAATTATTGGCTGTCGATAACGATTTAAGCAAATCAAATGGACATTCGTCTATGCGAATTCAAAATCCTACTCGTCAGACCCGTGTATCGTTCGGCGGACCTAAATCCTCCGAATAACTTAATTTAAGGAAATGACAAAATGGCAAATATAGATAAAGCCTTTGGTCTTCGTGCATTAGGAAACCTTTCAGCTACTGGTGCGCAAGCTCAGTACGGTTTCACAATCGCGGACAACCAAGCAGGCGCAATTTTCCAAGGTGACTTGGTAACAGTTTATGATGGTTATTTAGTGGCATTTGCACCAGCAACACACACTGCAGCAGTAGGCGTGTTCAACGGTTGTAACTACATTGACCCCACCACTGGTAAACCTACATGGAAGAACTACTACCCAGGTAGCGTTAACATCACTCAAGGCACTATCCAAGCTGATGTTATCGATGATCCAGCACAACTATTCATCATTCAATGCGATGAAGGCTTAACACAAGCTCAAATCGGTTTCAATGCTGACGTGGTTGCAGGTACAGGCAACACAACTACAGGTCAATCTGCAATGGAGTTAGATTCTTCTACTATCGCCAAATCAGCAGCTTTGAACTTGAAAATCGTTGGTTTATACAACGTTCCAGGCAACGAATTCGGCACTAACGCCGTTGCGGTTGTAAAAATCAATGAACATCTATTCGGCAGCGCTGGCGTTGCTGGTCAAGGAGCTTAATCATGGCAATTTCACGTTCCCAACTAGTAAAAGAACTTGAGCCGGGCTTGAACGCATTGTTCGGCATGGAATACAAGGGTTACGAAAAAGAGCACGAGCAAATCTACGACATCGAAACTTCTGACCGTGCGTTTGAAGAAGAAGTAATGTTGTCTGGCTTCGGTGAAGCTCCTGTTAAAACTGAGGGTGCTGGCGTTTCATACGACAATGCTCAAGAAGTTTACACAGCTCGCTACACACACGAAACCATTGCTTTGGCTTATTCATTAACTGAAGAAGCTGTTGAAGATAACTTGTATGCATCACTTGCTGCTCGTTACACCAAAGCATTAGCTCGTTCAATGGCAACAACAAAACAAATCAAAGCAGCAGCAGTATTAAACGGTGCGTTTACTACAGCAGTTGGCGGCGACGGCAAACCTTTGTGTGCAACTGACCATCCAACATTGTCTGGTCCAGATCTACGCAACGAATTGTCAACTCCAGCTGACTTAAGCGAAACTTCACTTGAGCAAGCTTTGATTGACATCGCAGCATTCACTGATGAGCGTGGTTTGAAAATCGCGGTTCGTGGTTTGAAATTGATTGTTCCTAAAGAACTACAATTTACCTCAGATCGTATCTTGAAATCTACTCTACGTGTTGGTACTGCTGATAACGATATCAACGCTATCAAAAACATGGGTATGGTTCCACAAGGCTACACAGTCAACCATTACCTAACAGACCCAGACGCTTGGTTCATCAAAACTGATGCTCCAAACGGCATGAAAATGTTTGAACGTGTTGCGTTCAAAACTGGTTTTGAAGGTGATTTTGATACAGGTAACGTACGTTACAAAGCACGTGAGCGTTATAGCTTCGGTTACAGCGATCCACGCGGTATCTTCGGTTCACCAGGTACACCATAATTCAACGGTAATACGTAGAATGGAAAGCCACCTTCGGGTGGCTTTTTTATTGCAAAAAGACCTTTTATTTTTCTGTAAATGGTGTATATTGTGAGTATTCCGGGATTTATCCGGCTTATTAGACTGTCCCGGCAGACGCATACAAGACTAATAAGCTTATCTTTGTATGGAGAATATCAAATGGCATCAACCACCTTTTCGGGTCCAGTCACATCCACAAACGGCTTTATTGGCGAAACTACAGGTAACGTAGTAGGCGACGTAACAGGCGTTGTAACAGGCAGCTTAGTAGGCTTCGCAACACTCCCTACCTACACTGTAACTTCTGCAAACGCACTAG